GAGCGCTGTCGCCACATACCACGCTGGGCAGGGCCGTAAGCCGTGGTGAGGTACTCAGAGAATTGACCTTGATCGCCACGTAGGCCTGCCATGTCAAAGATTGCACCGGCAGCATCTTTCTGGATAATTGTTACTAAAGGATATGAGCCACGCTGAATACGGCCACCCACCTGAATGGTTACACCCTTACGCACTTTTGCAGGGTCATAAACCAAACGGCCATTGCCTGTTTTGCGTGGGCGCATACCTGACAGGGGTGGCCTGTTTGGGTAACGCTGTGCTACGCGATTGACCATCTCGGCACCACTGGCTTTTATTTGGTTCACAGCCTTGAACTTGGTTTTGCTATCTACCTTTTGCAGTTCAGCTAGCGCTGCCTTTAGGCCGTAAATCTCAATGCTACCTGTAACGCTCATTTCGCCTTTTTCCTCTGCTCATTGATAATACTAATGCAGGTGTTCAGGTCGGGTACATCAAACTCTATTTGTGGTGGCCACCAGCCACACTCGACTAGCAGTGTTGCTAGGGAATGTCGGTAGGTGCCACCTCGGTAGGGTTTGCGTCTGGTTGCTCGATCACCTCAAGATTGACAAGCTGCTTGATGAAGTCGTCAAGCATTAGAGGCACAGTCACTGCACCTTGCTGTTTGCTTGCCTCGTGAGCCATGTATGCCAGATCCTCAATACCGAGGCCACCATCTTGTATTTGGCTGATTTTGCGCTTGTATTTGCGCTCCCACATGACGATTGTGTAGAGGTTCGTGGTAACTGTGTAGTCACCCGAGCCGATGTTTACGAGCATGGTTAGTTGCATGTCGGGTCTGCTTTCTATTTAGGGTTTAGGGCGATGTAATGTCGCGTGCGAATGTGCCACCGGTAAAAGTTACCTCAATCATTGAGAGCTCACCGTATGAGCCTGTGATTGGTGTAAACGATGACAACATTGTGTTTGAGATGGTGTACTCAGGGTTTGAGGCTGACTCGGTAGCGCCTGCAGGTGAGATAACGATTGTTGAGGTACCTGAGCCAAGCGCAGCAAATAAGGTGGCCTCAACTGAGGTTGCACCGTAGTAGGCGTAGCAAGTCAGAGTTACTTCTACAGCCTGCAAGCCCTTTACAAAAACATGACCTGTATCTCCAAAGCTGGTGCTTTCCAAAGGATCGTAGCCCACTGTGAGTGTGGCCGATGAAGTTACCGAGGTTGCGTCAAATAGGGTGCCAGATGTGGCAGGCGTAATTGTCACTGTTGGGTTTGTGAGATAGGTGGTAGTGCTGGTGGCCATGTCTGTCCTTTGGTGTTAGGTGTTGTCGGCCACCAGTGATGCTTTTATTATGTCAGATTTTACTAGGGCAGGTGAGCATTATAGGTATGCAGCCTGCAGGGATATTTGTAGATCGTAGGCAGGGAATTCTTGCCCACCGATACTGGCAAGCCCTGGCCTGCCATCAGTCACTGCCACGTTCTTATCGAGTAGTGCAGCTGCGATTGCTAGCAACGGCCTGAGCGTGTCTAGGTTGCCTGGGCCTATTCCGATGACGCGCACAGGAAAACGCATCGTCACGATTTTGTTGTTGAAAGCCTCAAAGGTTGGTGCATCGATAAAGCAGCAATTGCTGTTGAGGTTCCGAGGGTCTGTCACTACTCGCAAGCCACTAATCGTGGCCAGCGTGGTGGCTAGGTCGTCTATGGCCTCATTAAACAGGTCTGTGTAAGCCATTACGCAACAGCAGGCCTATCAATACCTAGCAACTGTTTCACCATCGGTGTGAACGCATTGGTGGTGATTGCTTGGCCCATTGCATCAAAGCTTGCAAACTGATCGATGCTTCCACGTTGTCTGAAATAGGCACCACACAGCATTATTGTGCCGAGGGTTACATCACCAGATGGGCTGGTGCTGAGGCTGTCAAAATACGATGCCTCTTGCCTACGCCGATAGGCCACCTGGTTACCGGCAGAAACACACTGCGCCAAAAAGGTTGTCTCATCGGCGCTTGGGCTAGTAAGGCCAAGCCATAACTGCACTTGTGCGCTGGTCACCCAGGTGCAGGTTTGCGTGTAGGTCAGCGTGCCAGGTGGTATTGCTGCAGAGCGTTCTAAATCAGTGTCGGCATCGTAAAACAACACCTGGTTAGGTATTGACACATTCGAGTCAAGAACTAAATCGCCCTCATCGTCTAAGCCAATAAACTCGTATTTAGGTAAAGCATAAACAGTGTGTGTGCCGTTGAGGTTGTGCCCCACACCAGTGAGGGTGATGCTTTCACCAATGGCAATGTCGGTGTTTTCTAATGTCTGTACAACAGCGTAATTATCTAAACGCTGATGAAATATAACTGTGTATGTAGCCATCGGCGGTAGCCGCCTTTCTGACTAGGCGATTGCAATGCCTTGAACTTGCTGTGGATCGGCCACAAACAGACTTGCATACCCGTGGTAGCTCATGACCTTGCCCAATGTGGATGGTTCGTCACGTGTCATCAATCCGCGAATGCTCTCGTAATACTCGATAGCAGCGCCACGAGCCACAATCATTGTGTTAGCAGCAAAGTTGCGGTCAGCGACAAGGTTCAAGCCAAATGGGTTGAAAGTGTTAGCCACTGTGATATCAGCAGAGCCAAGACCATTGACACCCATAAGTCCAGCTGCACCCACGTATGGGAACACTGGACGCTTATCTCCGTCAAGCTGTGCACCAAGTTTGCGCCAAACATCTGGGCTGACAAAGATGTGATCAGGCAAGAAGTTAGTAGCAGTCAAAATTTCAAATGCTGCTGCATACATTGCGCTAACCAATGAGCTTGGGTCGTTCGCTGTGACTGTCCATGTGCCTGCAGCAACTGGGTCGCCACCGGCAACAAGGCCGTCTGCAGCAAGGTTGTCGGATGCCTGCATGTACTGGCCCATCAAGTCGTTAATGATGATGTCCATTGCACCAGGTGACGAAAAATCAACATCCTGAATTGAGAGCTGAACTTGCCCAGCCAGAGTAGTTTTGCTGATTACGTTTGAGGCAATCACAGGGGTAGTTGCTGATACTGCTGAGAGCTCTGTGCTCTGAGTTGCAACGCTGGTGTGAGTTGTCCATGTTGGACGAATGAATGTCTTTTGTGTTCCACCGTCTGGATATGCGCGAGCGCCAATGGCTGCAATAACTGGGCGAATTGCCTGGTTAAGATTCGCGAACACAGGTCCGAGCACTGGCACAGGCAAAAGGCCTGGGGTGTCAGTTGTTAAAACATCGCCAGCTGCAAACTGAAACGCTGATTGCTTTGAATTGACATAGTCGCGTGCGGCTGCAGCAACATTGTCAAACGTTGTCCCGCCAATATGCATAGCAGCGAGGTATTCGCCTGGTGTTGGGAGATCAAACTTGCGCTTTGGCTGAGCAAAAACTGTTGATGCTTCGATTACTTCTGGGGCTGGTGTTTCTGACACTGGGTTCTCCTGTGGCTCTAGGGGTTCAGGAGTGTCGGCTTCCTCTTTTGTATTATCGCTCATTTCCTCATCTGATGTGGGGATACTTGCTGCTACATCTGTGATGGTAGCACCTGCAAAGGCTGGCTGTGGCACTAATGACAGCTCCATCCAATCGGCTGCTTCCACGATCATGACACCATCATCGTTGTATGAAAACTTGGTTGGGTTTACGCCTACCGACACCGAGTCAAGTACGCCATCGGCTGCCAAGATGAGTGCCTCATCGCCTAATGCGGTGGTGCTTACTTTGGCTGTGAAATACATGGCTTGCTCGTCGTCCTCGCGCTCGGTTACAAGGCCAATGGCTTGGCTGGCATCGTGGCTCATGTAAAGCTTTGGTGCTTTGCCATCTGTAGGTAGCGAGCCAGGCAGGAACGAAACTACCTGTCCACCTGAGACTGTGGCCTCGGTGTTGTACGGCAAGGCAATGCCGGTGATAGTGCGCTTAGGTGTGCCATCTTGGGCTGCATCTACGCTGAATGTTGAGCTGGTAAAGCGGATCATGCGAGTGACTCCTGTGTGTTTTCTTGTATTTCGGTGTCGGGCATTTTGTCTGCTACATAGTTTTCCTCTAGGTAACTATGTGTATCAAACTTTACATAGGTGCCACGCGGAAGCACGTTATTCATTGACAATGTGCTGGCAATGCAATCTGCGTATGGCTTGACACCAAAAATGTATAGATCAGCGCGTGACTGCTCACTGCTGGTGTAGGCATAGGCACCAGTGGCGACACCTACAAGGTAGGGGGGAACACCGCATAGGCGTGCCAGGTCTAGTGCTGAATACTGGGCAGACTCAATCATCAGCATTTTGTCAGGTGTGGCAGTGCTCGCCTCGTAAGTTAAAAACTCGTTTAACACTGCGGTCTGACTGGTCAGTCGAGCCTCTTGGAAAGCAGCGCCAATATCTGACAGCTCCTGTGCGCTCAAAGGCTCGCCACCAGTTTGCTTTAAAACGCCAGAAGGCAACGATGACTGTGCGTTTTTGTAGCGTGACTGCTCAACCTTTAACGCTGTAGCAATGGTCTGTTCAGAGCTGTAAATGATGCCTTGAATAGGGCTCAAAAACTGGATGACGTTGCGGTAATCGAGTTCGTTGCCGGCAAAACTAATGGCCTTAGATGGCTGGTAAAACACTGGGCCTTCCTCGTCGGCTGTTTGTATAGAGCCCATAGGAAGCAATTGGAACTTCGAAGGAAAGCCATCTTGGGTGCGCTCGGTGATGTACCACATAGCGCGTCCGTAGAACAGGAGCGACTCTAGGGTGTAGGCCATGATGTGGTTGTAAGTGACGGCAGGGTCTGGTTGGCGTAGCCACGAGCGTGGCGCTAGGGGAATTTGTTCCATTTCGCCAGTCACATCGTTAAACATTTCGCCATACATTTTTAACGGCATGCAAGCAATAACTGAGGCCAGCAAATCACGCGATCTTGACACGGTTGCCAAAGTCATGGCACGATCACGCGCAAATCCAGATTGGTAGTTGTACAGGTTTTTTAGTGGGTTTGTGCTGTTACCTGTAGGGGCGTATCCGACTGCAGCCTGCACCGATGGTGTAGAGATTGCTGCTTTAGTAACTGGCTTGTTAAAAATACCCATAGCGGGATTATCTCACATTTTCTTGTGGGGGGTGGCACTGCCCCAGGCAATTCCCGACAGAAAGCCTAGAGCAGTACCAAAACAATCTTAGCGATTAACCACAACCAGCACAGGCTTACCACCTTGTTTTGGTCGTGACGCTAAAGCCGATGCCCAAATGGTGCAGCGCGCCAACTCGATAGGGCCAGGTGAACGCTTGCTAGATAATGCAAGATTGTTTTGCTGCATAATTGCCACGGCCCTGTTCATATGTTCTGCAAGGTTTTGCTCGCCTCGGTGCACAAGTTTTCCATCGTTAATTTGTGCCCTGACTAAAGATGTGTAGCGCATCAGTTCGCCATAGCCCACCACTTTTGTACGCCTCACTAACGGCACCGGCACATGATGTTCCAACGCTGGTGTCACAGCTAAACCAAGATTGGGGTGTGCAGCACAGGCCACAGTCATCGCTTGCTGACACTCCGCCAGTGACTGCACAACAAACTCCACCGAAACGTGCACTACCCCGACATCATCAACTGCAGCGCGAACAGCCACATAACGTGATCCGTCAAGGCTCGAGTCACAAGCAAGCCAGCCGTTTTCTGGGCCTTGAATGTCTGACAGGCAAGCGTCCCATTGTCCTGGCTGTAGCCAGCAGGCATCAGCATTGACAAACTGGTTGAGGCTGGCGCGTAGGAAACTAGATCGGTCTGGGTGCTCAGCATCTACCAGCATTGATTGCAGCTCGAGAGTTTGCCCGAGCGCAGGGTTAGCCCAGCCCCACCATTGTGTATCCATAACATCGACACCTGGCGGTGGTGACCACTCAGCAAAATAAAAAGCACCCGAGCGTTGCTCACCAATAAGTGACAGCCCTAACTCACGGTATCGAAGCATCGCCGTGGAGGCCTCGGTGCCAGCCGTAGAGGTCATAAACATAATTGGTGAGCCACCAGCTGTGCGCGTGTTGCGAGCCTTCATTGTTGGCCGTAAAGAGTGAGCCATCACAGCATCATCAACATCGTAGATTTCGTCCACCCAAATTAGATCAGCCGATAGGCCCATACCGGCAGAGGGTGTCGCCGCTTTAATAAACCAGCGTGAGCCGTCAGGCATTGCCAACTCCATACGCCCATAACCCCACTTAGGTTTAGCCCCAAAATACTGCTCCAAAATTGGCGCTAAAAACTGGTACTGCAAATTAGCAAGAGGCAACTCATGAGCGCTCGAGATAACAGTCTGTGGTTTGCCACGTAAAGCAGCAATGGAAGTAAGCCAGGTACCAACTATGGCCTGCCCTAAAACAGTTTTGCCATTCTGACGCGCCACAGTCACAAGGCCAGAACGATTGACTAGATCACCCTCAGCATTTGACTCGAGCAAACCCATCGCTGCATGCACCTGCCAATCCATCAATTCAACCTGCATATATTTGCGGGCAAACTCAACGACCAAAGGCGCGTACACAGAAACGCCTGTCGTGACAGTTTCCAATCTGGGCAAAGTTCTACCGGTTAATTCCACATCAGACCAAGCCTCGCCAGTTCCCGCCAGTTCGCTGCCACTTGGCGTTATCTTGCCCAATGGCTTGCTCGGGCCTCCTCTC